TCAATGTGCAAACCGATCTGGCGTGATTTTGTGAGGGCGGCAGTGTTGAGCGGTGACATTAACATACCTAATTTCTGGAACGAGCCTGAAAAGTATTACGAGTGTGAATTTGTAGCACCAGGCTGGACGTGGATCGATCCATCTAAAGATGTTAAAGCCAGCACACAAGAATTAAAGTCAGGCATGACCACTCTGTCCTATGTCTGCGGACAGCAGGGCAAAGACTGGACAGAAGTACTTGAACAGGCGGCAGAAGAAAAGACATATGCGGAGCAATTAGGGCTAAACCTTGATATATACAGTCCTGATCCATTATCTGAAGGAGGTGAGGTAGACGATAATGACGATAAATAAAAATAAACTGCCTGAAAAGGCTTACCGGATGGTGAGCATGGAACGGGCGGAGATCGACGAGGATGAAAAATCTCTTGAGATTTCGTTCTCGTCCGAAGCGCCGGTTGAAAGATGGTTTGGGCCGGAAATATTAGTTCACGAAAAGGAAAGTGTCAACCTTAAACGGATAAACGAGGTTGGCACTTTGTTATTTGCGCATGGGCGCGACGGCAATTACGGAGTTGTACCCATTGGCGGAATTGATAAGGCATGGCTGGACAAAGACGCAAGGACACTGAGAGCGAAGATACATTTCGATGCAGAGGACGACAAGGCAGAAACAATCTGGCGCAAGGTGAAAAACAGAGATCTGACCGGAGTCAGTTTTGGTTATTCAATCGATCTTGGATCAATTGAAGAGGTCGAAGCTGGCAAAAAGTCAGAGGACGGGCGATTTAAAGGCCCCGCAATATTAATCAAACGGTGGGAGCCGTACGAAATCAGTATAGAACCTACTCCAGCAGACTGGACTATTGGAGTGGGACGAAATGAAGAATTTCCCGAAGGAGGCGAAGGTCAATTGACTGAGGAAGAAAGAAAACAGCTTGAGGAAGAAGAAGCACGTAAGGCAGAAGAGGAACGTAAGGCAGAAGAAGAAAAGAAAAAGGTTGAAGAGGAAGAAGCGCGCAAGAAGGCTGAAGAAGAGGCTCGCAAAGAAGAAGAGGAACGCAAAAAAGCCGAAGAAGGTCAGAAGAATGTCGCAGAGCTGACACGTAAGGAAATACTGGACATTTACAAACTGGCCCGCGATATTGGCTGTTTTGAGGAAAAAGAAATTGAGTCCTTCATCGAGGAGGGCCGTAAACTTGAAGAAGTGCGAAAGGTGGCATTGGAGCGGATGATTGAAAACAAACAGCCTATAGGTACACGGGTTGAGATCAGGGCTGACGAGAAAGATAAAGTGAGGGCGGCTGCCTCTGATGCTATGAGTATGCGCGCAGGGGTGAAGATGGACAAGCCCGCTCCTGGATATGAAAGCTTCAGAGGTTTCTCTCTGCTTGACCTTGCAAAGGATTGTGTGGAGAGAAAGGGTGATACATGGCGCGGCATGAGCAAGATGGAGATAGCCAAGAGGGCTATCTTTGGAACTGATGACTTCCCTTACATTATGGCGAACGTTGCAAACAAGAGCATGATGAAGGCTTATCAGGAAGCACCCTCAACATATCAGGTGTGGTGCAATGTTGTAGAGGGCGGCGATTTTAAGGACATTTACAGGAATCAGCTTTCTCAGGCTCCTGATCTTGATCTGAAATACGAGAATGGTGAATATCAGAACGCTACTTTCTCTGAGACACGAGAAACCTACAAAATACTTACTTATGGTAAAAAATTCTCTATCTCTCGTGAGGCAATAATCAACGATGACATGAACGCACTCTCAAGGATTCCGAGACAGTTTGGTGCTGCCGCTGCAAGAAAGGTCAACGGCTTACCTTACGCAATCCTGGAAGACAATGACAACATGGCTGACGGCTCAGCACTTTTTGTGGCTGGACATAGCAATCTTGAGGGCACTGCCGCAAACAAGGACGTCCCAAGCGTAACCACTCTTGCAAGTGCAAGAGCATATATGCGCAAACAGACCGGACTCGGCGGACATGGAGCGCTCAACCTGACTCCGAGATTCCTGATCGTGCCGCCTGATCTTGAGGTTGTGGCTGCACAGCTCATCAGGTCAACAGTTGATCCAAGTAAATATAACAACACTCCAAATATGTATTTTGCCGGCTCCCTTGTGCTTGTCTGTGATGCTGAGCTTGCTGACAGCGATGCATGGTATCTGGCAGCAGATCCTTCTCAAATAGATACTATAGAGGTCGCTTTCCTTGATGGAAACCGCGCACCTCTCATCGAGTCTAAGGAAAATTGGGATGTTGACGGCATAGAGTACAAGGTCAGAATAGATGTTGGTGCTAAAGCAATAGATCATCGCGGCCTGTTCAAAAATGTTGGAACTTCTTAAGTTAAATTAGAAGTTAAATAATAAATTTTAAGGAGGTTTATATAAATGGCAAGAGAAGCTGAATTTTTACAGGAGGGCAATGTCATAGAGGTAACAACTGATTCCAGTACTGAATATTCTGCTGGTGACGTTGTTGTCCTGGGTGCTAACGCTGTTGGCGTGGCACTTGTGGATATAGCAAAAAGCGGTACAGGCGCAGTTAAACTTGATGGAGTTTATAAAATAGCTGCTGACAATGCCACTGCGTTTTCATTTGGTGATCAGCTGTTTTGGGATGATACAAATTCCGAGCTGACTAAAACAGCTACCGACATGGTGGCAGCGGGTATCTGTGTCGAGGCAAAAGCGGAGGCAGGCACAACCGCAAAAGTTCTGCTCACTCAGGGCGTGGGAGCTGCTGCAACTACCACCTAAGATAAGGGGGAGGTTAAAGCCTCCCCTTCTTAAACTGGAGGTGGTGTAATGACATTAAAAGAATCAATGGCAAGTGATGTGTCTGTATTTCTCAACTCTGACGAGTTCGCCGACACAATAACCTACAACGGTACGGAGATAACCGCAGTATTCGAGCTTCAACAGGATCGAAACGACAACGAGTTTACACTTTCCGGTCAGGCTGCCATTGCTGATGTTTACGTTTCAAAAGAAGATGTGGCAACGGTAAGCAGAACTGACAAGATAGTTAAAGACGGTGTGACTTATCGTTTCCGTTTTATCGCTGATGAAGATCCGGCAATGTGGCATCTGGTTTTTGGCGGTAAAGAGACGGTGTTGTAAATGTTGGAAGTTGAATATATCGACGGGCTTGAACCGTGGTGCAAGAAGGTTATCGAGAAAAACTCAAAGATGCGCAAAGAAGCATTAGGCAAATTAGGCGGGCATCTGCGCAAGGAAATACGAAAAGGAATCAAGAGCAAAGCTCCAGGCGGCAGGCCGTATAAACAGACCATGCCGGCAAAAAGAAGAAGAGCATTGGATCAGTCTTTTGGTGGTGAAGGCAAAAATCGCTATCCCATTTTAGGCAGGTTGCATAAGGCAGTTGGTTTTCAGGTGGACGACGATGCGGAGAATTTAAAGGTCGGCATGTTGTCAAAATCGGCAATGCGGTTAATGCAGATTCACGAGTTCGGGAAAAAGCGACGTGTTACGCCATTTATCCGGCGCAAGTTTTTTAAGGCTGGCGTGGGGTTAACAGCAAAGCAGAAATTCTTAAATATCCCTAAGCGTCCTACCTTCGAGCCACTTAAACGAGTTCTTGAGCCTGAGATCCCCGGATATGTTCAGGATAGTATATCAAACTTTCTGGAATATGGCATAAAACCACCGCCACCGAAGAAGAGAACGAGAAAATATAAGGTATTCAGTTGAGGAGGTGACAGCAGATTAATCTAACTACAATTGCTCAGACGTTTCGGGATGCGCTTGCGGATGATGCCGACATTCTGGCCTGGTGTCAGGGTAAATACGGTGTCGATGCAAGCCTTTCTGTTTTTGTGGGTTATAGTGAGGTGAATAGCCCCGACGAGACAAACTGCCCTTTTGCTGTCATTAGCCCTCAGGCACACAGCTTCGGCGAGACAACGGAATCAGCTTCACTCGTTATAGCATGGGCGGTTATGTCCTCCGAGAGTGTGACGGAAAACGATGCTGTAGAGTTGCAGGGAATGTATGACACCGATGCTTTAGGCCGGTTGCTCTGGCAGGCTATAGATAAAAACAACGACTATACGATTACACAGACAGACTACAATCTTGACGGCGTAGGCACGGAAGTTTTCCCTGGCGGTATGGAAATAACCCTTACCCCGAACATCTCAGGGGCATACAAACCCAACTCCATAAAGAGCGTGACTCTTTATCCTGTATCAACAGAGAGCGAGGCCAGTACATCATACGGGGCGGGTATATCGGCCTATGATGTCAGCAGCTTCGGTTTTACTCCAAACTATCTGGAGAACAACGTTGACACAACACAGGGGATACTCTGTGCTAATCCTAAATTGCTGGACGGTGAGTGGTCACTTGACATTGGGGCATTCTCGCCGGCCTTCATGAATACCCTTCTTGGCGGCTCGGATCTGGATTATGGATCAGCGCCAGGATACTTCAAGCTGGTTATTGTTTCCGAGTGTCCGAGCGGTGCGGAGATAACCGAGACGTTATACCGGTGCAAGGTCAACTCCCATAGCTGGGGCAAGTCAAGCATAGGGTCAAACATTTTCAACGTTTCCGGCGTATGTATGAAGCGCCGAAACGATAACAAGATATATAGCATTTCAGTAAGCACATAAAGAATAAATTAAATTTTAAAGCCATCCCTTAACGGGGGTGGCTTTTTTTATGGAAAAGGAGTGAGATTTTTGGCTCAGAATATTAAAAACACCAATGATTTTTTCACCGGTGCAGGCAAGATCTACTACAACGGTGAGGATCTGGGTCTGTTGCGTGGAGGTGTGACTTTCAGTTACACACCCACATACACACAGCAGAAGGGCGGCAGTCCCCAGGTAACATACAACACTATTCTGTCAGATGAAGAAGCGAGCATACAGGCAGAGATGCTTGAGATCAATCCCGACATGATAGCTCAAATTATACCGCAGTTTACCAAGGAGCTTGACTCAAGCTCCACGACTTCGGTCACTTATGAGTATCTCGGAGCGCTCGGGACTGATACATGGAAATCCTCAGATCATCCAAGCTGGACAACTGCTACAGTAACAGTCAAGCCTGCCTCTATGCTTACCGCGGCGGTATCGGCAGCGGATACTGAAATATCAGTTGATGATGCGAGCATATTCACGGCCGGCGATTCGGTGACACTCAAAGACGGTGAGACAACTGAGAACGCGACAATCGATGCTGGAGGAGTTGACGAAATTGAAAATACAATAACCCTTACTGCCGGAGTGTCAAACAGCTATACCACAAGTGGATTTGTAGTTGACACTACTGTTGCACCAGTTGAGGATACCGATTATGACGTTGATCCTGTCAACGGTCGTATCAGACGTATTACAGCCTCCAGCGTGCTTGATGCTGATACTCCTGTTGTTGTGTCCTATACCTACAACGTAGTAAGCGCCACCAACATTTATTTTGGAGGCAAAACTACCGTATTTGATTATCCTCTGCACTTCATCAGCGACGAAAGGCCGGATGGTAAATACTGGCATATTTATTTCTGGCGCGCTCAATTCACCTCGGATGGTATGGATATTAATTTCGATCCTGAAGAACCGACGGTATTGAATGTACGTTTCACCGCGCTGGCAAGCGGAGACTATGAGTCAGGGAAAACCCTTGGCAAATGGTATTTAAGTAGCTCAAGTTCTTAGATTAGATTAGGGGGATTTTAAATGAGTAAATTGAAAATTTTTAGACCTAAAAAAGTTGAAGTGGAAATTTTTGGAAAGAATTATACCCTGCGAAGGTTAAGCAGGGGTGACGTCATTGATGTTGTTACAGCGCTGATTGCAGAATATCAGAAAACGGGAGGCAATGTCGTTAAGTTCCTGTCGATGGAGGCAGAAAAGAGAAAAGAGATAATTGCCTCCCTATCTGGTGTTCTGGATATTCTTTTTAAAGCTTCATTTCCCGATTTTGAAGAGTGGGACGAACTTGATATTAATGCGGAACTACAATTATTTGAACTGATCTGGACGGAGAACAACCTCCAGGGTGTTATTGAAAATTTTTCCAGGATGGCGAAGTAGAAAGCAAGGGTCAGGCTGTGCCATCCCCCCACAGTCTGGCCCTCTTTCTGCTTGGCTTACGCCATCATTTCGGAATAACTAAAGCTGAATTTTTTGATGAAATGACCTTCTGGGAGAGCGAAGAATATCTTCAGGCTCTCCCTGAATTTTTCAAGGGGGAAGAAGAAAAACCAAAAGGGAAATCAGGGAAGAAAAATGCAGTTGACGGAGTTCACATGTCTACGGAACAGTTAAAGGCATTGGGCATACCCGTTATTGACTGATAAGAGGGGAGACAGACTCCCCTCTGGCTTTATATGACCTCATTTTTATGATGTAAGACCTCATTTATGGAGGTGAGATTATGGCAGAAAAAGATGTTCAGATTAGGGTAGGCATGACCGCTGACAAGGCGATTAAAACTCTGGATAAATTAGGCAAATCATCTTATCGACTTGGGAATAATTTGGAGAAGTTCGGCGGCAGGCTCGGCAAAGCTTTTGATCCCGCCATGAAAGCCCTGACCGTAGGTATAGCAGCGGCAAGCGCAGCTATAGGGACACTCGGCGCAAAGGCTCTTGGCGCTTCTAACGAAATAGATGAGGCAATGGCAAGCATAGCTCGTGCAACCGGCGCAACCGGAGATGTTTTACAGGGTATAAATGAGTCCTTTGACAATATTGCCGGTAATGTAGTTAACAGCTTTAGCGAAACTGCCGGTGTTATCGGCATGATAAATACAAGGCTCGGCGTGACAGGTAAAAATCTTGAGACTATCTCGGAGGAAATACTTGATGCCGCGCGAATGAACGAGGAAAACGCAGAGCAGTATTCAGCATCTTTTGCCCGGATGGTGGGCGATTGGGGCATTTCTGTTGAACGAGCCAAGACGGTAACGGATGAAATGTTCGTTCTCGCTCAAAAGACTGGAGTCTCAATGACTCGCTTGGCAAATATGATGGTTCAGTATGGCTCGCCAATGCGCCAGCTGGGGTATGACTTCCAGAATGCAGCCAGCTTGCTCGCGCAATTTGAAAAAGAAGGAGTTAACGCCGAACTTGTCCTTGGCTCCTTGAGAATCGCTCTCGGACAGTTCGCGCGCGAAGGTGTAGAAGATACAACACAGGCATTACAGGACGTTATAAAGCAGATCCAGGAGGCAGGCTCAACAGGAGAAGCGAACGCTATAGCTCTGGAGACCTTCGGCAGTAGAGCCGGCGCGGATATGGCAGCGGCCATCCGTGAAGGGCGCTTTGCTATTGGTGATCTTGTCAAATCTTTGGAGAACGCAAGCGGGCAGATACAGCAGACCGCTGAAGATACTGAAACACTTCCCGAGAAGTTTATCAAAATGAGAAATAATATCAGCGTAGCATTGAGGCCGACAGGTGATTTAATTGGCGGCATGGTTGAGGAAATAACCGGCCTTGTCAACGTTACAGCAGAGTGGGAACAGGAGACAGAGACACTAAAGGGTATTTTTGTTTCCTTCTTTGATGGCTTTAAGGCCGGACTGCCAAGCATGGATGATTTCAGGGATAAACTTGAGAGTTTCAACTGGGATAAAGTGAGGGATTCAGCTCAGGCAGTTGGTAAGACCATAACATCAATTAAGGATGCCTTTGTAGACCTGGCGGGATTAGTACCCTGGCAGTTTCTCATTGATCATGCGGAGACAATAACAAAGGTTATCGTTATCGGCTGGGCTTCTGGAAAAATTTTAAATATCGCAGGAGCTTTTGTAAAACTTGGCACATCCCTCATTGATGCCGCTAAGGGCATGACCGCACTTGCCACGGCGAGCAATCTTGCCAAAGTAAGCTGGATTGGATTGCTTATAGCTGGTGGTTATGGAGTCAAAAAGGGCGTAGACAAACTCGCAGAAATTATAGGGTTCAGCGAGGAAGAATTACAGGAGTTAGACGAATTCCAGAAAAGAATTGACGAATATCTCGAAGAAGAAGAACAGAAATATGAAGATCATGTAAAAGCTTATAAAAAATTTCAAGAAGAACTTAAAGAAATTCGTGCAAATGATTTTGAAGATCAGGAAAACAGATTTAAGACAGCAGAGGCGCTTCAAGCAGAATGGGATAGGCGCCTCAATACGCAGCAAGATCCAGCTCAATCAACCTCTGCCTCTCTTCAGGATACAGTAGTTAAATTCGTTCAGACCATCTCAACGCTTCGACAAAATGCCCTTACAGCCATTCAGGATTTTGGTGTTCCGGCAAAGACAGCCACAGAGCAGTTTAAAGATGCTGTTCTTGGCGAAGCTCAGGACGCCGCAAGCGGCCTTGTAGAAACCTTTGAAGATCCTCAGATGGAGGGTATTTTTTACTCCACTCTGGCAAAGCTCGGCAAAGAGGGCGGCAACAAATTATTGGAGTCTCTCGGCAGGGAATTGTTAAAGGTTGAGGATAAAGTTAAAGAGGTCACCAAGTCCATTGAACAAATGAGCAAGGAAAAACAGGAAAAGTACGGCGATTGGGGCGAGGACTGGACTTCAACGGTTATCCGAGAGGATTCTGAATCAAAGGTCGTGCAGTTCACCAACGGTATAGTTTATTCTTTTGAAACCATTCAAAAAGCACAGAAAAACATGGAATCGAAAGGCTTTGACTGGCAACAGGCTCTAAGTATGGACAACCTGGACAAGACCATGACCAACGGTTTAAACAAGCTTGTGCCAGTTGCAAAAGAGGTTGGCAACAGCGTCGGTCAGGGATTGCATGACAATCTGGTCAATTGGGGAACAAAGGCAGTAACGCAAATTCAAAACAAATTGAACAGTCTCAAAGTGCCGTCTGTTGGAAGTAGTAGCAGTTCAGATGGCGATGTTGAGGCTGTAGCGAGAGCGGAGGGATAATAAAATGGCAGATATGAAATTAGGCAATGTCACACTCAATGTCCCTCCAACCTCAGATAATTACAATAAAATACCAAGGCTGTTTGGATCTTTTAGCAGAACGATTGACGGCTCGCTTGTAGCTACAAATGTAGTGCAGAAATGGCAATGGAACATAGCTTTTTATGTTGACTCGCAGTTAGATAATCTCGTTGCGCTTATGGACGGCTCAACATTTGTAATGACAGATGTTGACGGTGAAACCTACAACGTCAAGATTACCTCTTGCGGTGGTGTGTCTGGATATCCTGAGTCAACATTAGGTTTTATCCAGATGACACTTGAGGAGGTGTAGGACGTGACGGAGTTAGAACAGTATGGAGCGACTTATGGGTTGGATGAAACCACTCTTACAAGAATAACAGATGGGTTAGATACTGTTCGTGGTTACTCAGGATGGGAAGAATTCAAGATCCCTGAGTATATTTGGGAATATGTGAGTCAGGAAGATAGAGACCTTGTTATCGATTATTTGACAATGGCTATGTATGAGAAGAAAACAGAAGAAGATTTCTATGGCAGAGATCGGGAAATGCTTTTTGCTTATGCATATGCATTAACGCTGTTTGTCTTCTGGTTTATTAAAAGTAATTATTCTGATGATGATTGTTTTATTCCTTCTATATCCACTGCGTATGATTTAGTAACTGATTATAATATGCCGGATGGATATTTTGACGGTGACAGTGGTTTTGATCCTGCTGATACGGCAAAGAATCAATATTTTGTTAATGATGTTTGGGGATCTAATTATTCATCGGGAAATTATGGGACTGCGGGATTTAAATTACCTGATAGCAGTTATACTGAACTTTATCTTGATCTTGATTCTGGTTATGAAAGTTACTATATTCTTCCAGGAGAACCGTATGTTATTATTGATACTCCAGTTGAAGGAGCCGCCACTTGGCCTGATGGTTATTTTGATATTCCAGATATCCCCAATATCCCTGATCTAATTTCAAACTATCGTCTCACAGATGGCTCTCCTGTAATTTCGGGTTCCATGAGTTACGAGAATTATGGCGTTGCCACAGGGCAAATTGAACTGTTTAATGAACCAGAAGTTGGAAGCACGCTGACAGTGGTTAATGATTCGGGCAATGTATTTACCGGAGTGGTAACTAAAGTTTCTTACAATCTCTACAATCAGCATTATGTAGCTAAGCTTGCAGATCATGTCAATGCAAAAAATTCAAACGGTAACATAGAATATACCGGAGGCAACATAATAACAGTTTTAACCAGCATTATATCTGAGGCTGGCACGTCGTTAGTTACATCCCTGTCAAGCGATATCTCTATCTATAGTGATGGAGAAGAAACAGGCATTGTAAAACTGTTTAAGAGTCTATGCTATGCCCTGGGAGCGAGCTTGAGATATAACGCTGACGGTACATACACCCTCACAGATGTTGCAACTCCTACAGTTATTTCAGATATCCTCGTATCAGGTGGCGCTACAAGGGAGATATTAACAGATCGTTACGCTAACTCTGTTGTGGCAACAATTGATACTGAGTTTACGGAAAATGTTGAGGCCGGAGATGATGATATTGTCGAATCTTCTACTGTCGGAGGTTTGACAGTTACCACGACAAGACGTGGCGAACAAGTTACACGAATAGACATTAATGATAGTGTGTCAGGTGAGGAAAGTACAGACAGAATGTATTATGACAGCTCCGGTTATATAACGAGCAGAGATTTCACATCACATATTGACGGAGTTGAGAAAAAAGAAATTGATGAGACTTATATTGTTACAGATGCGGATAATTACTCTTATCATATCGTTGAAGATACTTTTGAGTGGGGTATTATCTGCGATTTTTACGGCATAGGCCAGGAATGTAGTTACACATGGATCAACACAAAAAGAATAACGTGGGATGGCAAAATACACCTCAACTCTATATCCACGGTGAAAGAGACAACTGAAGTATCTAACGGTGATCCTACTCCTGACCTTGTGAATGACACTAAGGTGGAGTATGTAATTTATCAAAGCAACGGGCCAATTGAACAGCGGATCGTGGCTAAGGAATATCAATGGGGGCAAGTGCCGACAACAACAACATGGCCAACATATTATGAGTATAAGTGGATTTTACAGGGTAGCAGAGTTGATTTATCCAACCCCATAAAAGAGCTTACAATGTCTCCACAGGTCTATGCTCGCAGTTATCACTTGTCAGCAACAGCTCAGGACACTAACGCCATAACAGCGCTTGGCGAAAAGAATTATGAAATTGGCCTTGTCGGTATATCTGACGTTGCAACGCTACAGACAGCGGCTAACAATATACTTTCACAACGCGCCAGAGTGAGACAGTTATCCTGTTCTGTACCAATTAACACAACGCTACATGTAGGGCAAAGTGTAGCATATGGAGGAAAGATATACAGGTTAGAGAACGTTACTCATGATGTTGTTAATTTCGAAACAAGAATAACGGCGACGAGAGTGAGCAACCTTTCGGAACTGGCAAAAGCTATTAATCTAACTGCTTCTGGTTTCGCAAATTCAATTTACAAAGTTATCAAATCTGAGCAGAAAAAATCAACTAATATTGCAAGAGGGAAGGTTGTCAGTAGAATTGGCTCAAATTCTTATCTTGTCCATGTCCAGGGCGATAAGAGTGGAGCATATAAATTCTGCAAGGCTCAATTTCTGGATGACGAGCCTAAGCCAGCCGGAACAGATGTACTTTTAGCTCGTCCAACTGGCGAAAGTCAACAATATGAGATTTTGGGGCGAATACATGAAACTCCAATAGACACCTCAACAGCAGTCAGTGAGGAAACGCCTGAAGAAGAGCCGGAAAATGTGAGTATTGATTTATTTGCAGTGGATGAAAGCGAGGGCTGGACCCCACATGAAGCACTTTTTAATTGGGAAATTGCTGATCCTTATCAATTAATTACATCTATTAATATAGATTTTGGTAATTCTGAAACAGAGACAATTCTTACATCTGATTTAGTATCATCAAAATCTTATACCTATGAAATATTTGGAGAATTTACAGCACGGCTAACAGTTTTTTATATGGCATTGGATGGTGTTGAGAAAGAAATTAGCGCAACAATTGATTTAATAATAGAACCTTTGTTATTACCTGAAGGTAGTTATGAAATTGGTAATTATACGATTAATATGATTACTGAACCAGGGTTTGATACTGGAGTTATATCAGATGCTTCAGAAATTGATCCTGCAATTGCTATCCCTGATGTTGTTTCCTCGGATTATAAATATTATGGTGATAATTATAAACAACGTGGAGGTGCTTACCAATCTCAATCTCTTGAATTCACAATAAACGGGGAAGGACATAATACAAGTAATTGGAGATTTATTTTAGAAGGTACAAGACGGTTAAATAATGATGGTTTAACAGAAAATGATATTTTTAAACACAGCCATGCTGTGGGGGTAATATTATATGATGCTGATTGGAATACTTCATACGGTATGGACGGAGCTTATATTTTTATCCAAGATCTTCATTATAAATATAAAGGGGATCCTGGGCCATATGCTGCCTATACTACTGCATACTCTCATGTTATTGCTCTTCCTCATTCTCGTACGAATGGAGTAAACATTATTCCTGAAACTCATCTTTATTTTGAATATAATGCGTATCTCCATACAGACCGCCCTGATTATGTTTGGCCTTACTATGGCAATGATGGGTATAACATATGGATTAATGGAGAACTTGTGCCAAAAAACGTAATTTGGGGAGTTTCTTTGCGTTTCCCAAAAGATGATTTAGGTACTTCCATTATTCATTCTGATTCAAGTTTTAATAATACTCCAGATGAAAGATTGCGAATTTTTAATAAATATTATTCTACATTAGTGAAAGAATATGATGATTATGACTCTTTCGTTCTTGTTAATGATTTGCGATTTAAATTATGGGAGCAATCAGTAGCAAATCCATCCCCATTTGACCCATATCATTTAGGTTAACAACCAACACAAGCCCCCTCCCAGGGGGCTTTAATTATTTTAAGGAGGTAGAGGAAATTGGCGGATTGGGAAACTTATAACGAGGATGGTTTTTTAACAAGATCTACTGCAACAATAAAAAATGGTGAAAGTGTCAGTAATGCTATAAGAATAAAATATGCTAAATATGTTGGATTGCTCACCCCCTCAGCATGGACGGCTGCAGATATAGCCTTTCAGGTGTCCCACGACGGCAGCACCTTTGTAGACCTGTACGACGACTCAGGCTCACGTGTGACTGTTACGGCAGCCGCAAGCCGGGCAATAGCACTCGACCTCGCAGCGCTGTCACTGTCAATGTGGGATTTCGTGAAGCTGGAAAGCGTATCGACAAGCGACAGCGATACCGCAGTCAACCAGGGAGCCGAACGCACGATAACAGTAGTTAGCAAGGGGTGATAACATGAGTCTCCTTTTGATGAGGGGTAGCGGTTCTGTCCCCTCGTGGCTTAAACGTAAATGCTCGATATGGCTTGAGCCGGGCACACGGGGCGACCTTACGGACATATCCTCTAACGGCGTATCCGTGCAGAACGGCTCGACAAGCGGAAGCGACACAAATGACGGGTCGTTTGACAAGGGTTTTATAGTCTCCGGTGACGACTACTGCCTCAGTGACGCCCTTGACATCACATTGCAGGGCAACTGGTTTTTAGGAATGAACGTAATATCCGGTGGAGTTGTGGAGCGGACGGCTAACCTGTCCTCGGTGTTCACCCTCTTTTCCCTCGCACTACCCGACGTTGAGGACGGATACGTAGCGGTGGAGACACAGACACCTGCCGACGAAAGCACGGACGATGTGTGGCGTAGCGTATATCTGCACGTAAAAAACGGTGCGACGGACACATACAGCACCGAGTCACTGTTAGTCGAGCGACAGCACGTAAGGACACTGAGCCTTGAAGCAGAGGGCAACGTGTTAACTCTATCCTGTGAGGACACCGGAGACAGTATCACCGTAACCGCTGCCCGTGCAGAGGGCAATCCAAGGCTCTGTTTAGGTGGACTTGGTAAACTCACGGTGTCGGACTTTGCAGACGGGGGCACTTTTAAGACCGTCTATGTTCACGACGGGAGCCTCGCCAATGTCAACAAGTTTAATTACTGGTGCAGTCGCAAGTGGAGAACAGCCGATTCACCGCAGAGAATAGACCAACTAAGACGTGAATTCGAGCAGTCATTAACCGACAGGGTTATAACCCTCGGTGCTTCGGGCTTTGCCTCTGAGGACGAACGGGCGAGATGGACTGACAATATGGAGAACATGAGCAACGGTCTGAACACCGTGAAATGGGTTAACGACGGAGCAGGGATATATTTCCCGACCATACTGGTGCGGATACCTCAGTATCGTGTGTGCGACGTTCTTCAGAACAGCACCGACACGAGTGTCCACCCTGCTTTTATCGTTAACGGAGTCACCAAGGATTGTTTTTACGCAGGCAAATATCAGGCATACTCCGTGACCTCGAACGCAAAGGATATCGGCCTGTCTCTGTACGGCGTGGACCCGAAAGTTTACATTGATTTTGACGACTCGTTCAGTCTCTGTGGCAACGGCGGAGCGGGACACCACCTGATAACCAACGCCGAGTGGGCATTGATAAGCCTACTCGCAAAGAACATAAACTCGTATCAGCCTAAGGGAAACAACAACTACGGCAGGGATTACCAAGACCCTGACGACCTGAGGTATTATGGAATACCGACCTATATTTCAAGTGACAAAATAGCCCGAGTGGGTTGCGGAACCGGTCCGGTAAGCTGGGCACACGACGGCACACCGTGGGGAGTTTATGACCTGAACGGCAACCTCTACGAATATGTCAACGGGCTGAGGCTCGGAGCTGGAGAGATACAGGTAATTGCGAACAACGACGGAGCGGACAATAGTATAGACGTGTCCCGTGACTCGGCACTGTGGAAGGCAATAAAGGCTTCTGACGGGTCGCTTGTGACGCCTGAGACTACGTTTGCAAGTGACGCAGATACTGCCCCCTCTCTGAGTGGTGCGAACGCAACGCTGAAATATGACGGAACATCTCCGATTTCGATTGTGACGGAGATAACCACACGGCACACGGATTCTGCCTCATCGGGCAATCCATTTGACGATGTATCAGGTACGAGCCTGCCAGAGATTGCATCAAGCCTGTGTGTTGCCCCTGAAGTGTCCGGCAACAACAAGCATGGCGGAGATTATTTTTACATGCGGAATCAGTTGAGCGGTAGTTATAGCGAGACCCTCGCTCGCCGTGGTGGTGATTGGGCCTATGGGAGCATCAGGGGTGTGTTCTACCTCGATCTGGGCTACGACCGCTCGACCGGTTCCAGCCATTTCGGGGCTCGCCCAGCTTTTGTGAATCTGGAGGAATGATGATGATAAACCGAGAACACATCGAAGAACTCAAGAAACTCCACGGTCACAAATGGCAACGTCCATCAAAGGACAGTCGCAAGTCTGACCTTGAACAACGGTTGAGGGAGGTGAAGCCATGTACCTCATATTCAATTCGCAAGCGACGTTTGAAACGTTCACAGACCCGGAAGAAGGACAGCACTACACGGATGAACACACGTGTGTAGGACGTGCGAAGGTAGACGACAATCCCCTTGAGCTTGACTCTGAGGTGACTATAATTCCACGGATACTACACACAGGCGAGGTTGTAATATCACATGATTTCAGTGACATGGAAATAGCGGAGATTGAGACTCGCTGGGAGTGGTATTTCAACAGAGGCTACATGGAGTTCTCCGACAGGTTGCCGGGGGATTGGGAGACGCAAGATGAATTTGTTTAACATCCTTGGTGCTTTTGCCGGGCTTGTGATAGTTCACGAGTTCGGGCATATACTCACGGCTAAACTCCTGACGGGTAAGACACTAAACATGCGACTGACATATACGTGGCATATACCCACAGGGGCAAAGTGGGACATGCCACGCAACGCCTACAGGTGGCAGAGGATAGCAATTGCCCTGTCGGGTTTTGTGGCTGAGTTTGTGTTTATTTTAATTGTCGCTCCGCAATGGTGGTGGCTTTGGTTTATTGACCTGGCGACATACAAGTTACGCCACAAGGGCGGTGGAGATTTTAATCCGGTGAATTTCAGGTAAGTTCAAACCCTTCATTTTTGAGGGGTTTTTTTATTAAGGGGGCAAACTATGGGCGTTTTAGGCAAGGGCAACAAACCACTGATAGACAGATCATTATGGGGGCAGGAGTCCCAGCAAGGACAACCCGCCCCTGTCTCAGAAGAGACTGTCACAACTGAGCCACAAGAGCCAGAATGTGACGAGGTTAATGTATCACAGACTGTGCTTAATCTCAACTACATAGCTGGAATTGCAAAGATATCAAACGAACGGGGCGACCTGTTTAACCATGTGAAGCTGTCGCCGTGGGGGATAGCAGTACAGTCTTACCTTGAGACGGGCAACTACAAGCACTTCCTCGACTTTAACCTAACGGGTATTAAATGCACCGGAGGCTGGATAAAAGGAAGCATCCCGGGAAGTAATCAGCGTTGTGTTCAGGTTGTTACTTGGGAGGAACGGAAGGGCAAGCACACAACAGAGGTGGCAGGCTTCAGGAGTTATGACAATCTACACCACTGGCTTTATGACCACTCACGACTTATATACCGATACTATCCTGTGGCAAGAGACAACCACGACACTGTATTCGGCTACTTTGCAGGGCTTCACGGCAAGTGGGCGACGGACAGTAAGTATTTCAAGAAGCTTGTGGATCTTTCATTCCAACACTTAAACATCGACTTTGAGAAGGACTTAGAGACCTGCACGGCAAGGGACATACTACAGCGTTGGCAGATAGATTATATACGGGGCAAATTGGAGGGTCGGAAATGACGGACATGAGGTCAGAGTGTGCAGGTAAATTCGCAGGTCACGAAGAGCGTATAAGGGACTGCGAAGATTACCAGAAGAAGAATAACGGTGCTATTGTGAGCCTCAATCAGAAATATGACAAGATAGTATTCCTCCTTGTTGCAACCCTTGCAAGCACAACGGCCTCTCTTGTTCTGTTGCTGTTGAGGGTGAGGTAATGAAAAAAGATGATATCCTCCAATATCTCCAACAGAATCCGTCCGAGGGTTACAGGTCAATAGCACGGCTTTTTAATACCAGTCATTCATACGTTATTCGCATAGATCGTGAATTAAAGGCTGAATTTAAAGATATAAAGACTCCCCAGGAAAATGATATCTGGGAATATTGGGAAGCACTCAAAGAGCTGGCTGACAAGGCTGAAAAGCTGGACAGAAAACAAACTCTGGCGAATATCCATCTAAAGGATGATAAACCCGTTGGAATTGCTTTTACAGCAGACTGGCATCTGGGCGCCAAGGGTTTAGATATAGAGAATTTTGAAAAGGACATGAACCTTCTGGAGGAAACCAGAGGGCTTTATTGTATTGGCTTGGGTGACTATAAGGATAACCAGAACGCTCTTGTTCATCCGACAGGTGTACAGGAACAGGACTTTCCCTCAGATATGCAGGACAAAGTAGTCAAGGCATGGATGGAGCGTATTGTGCCTCTGGCAGTTGTGCGAGGTTGTCATGACGATTGGGATAAACAGATATCCGGCAAAGATTTTGTTGATTATATCTGCTCAGACATCGAGCCAAGACCTTATAACCTTTGGCATGGTGGATCTATAAATATCTCGCTCGGGACAGAAAACTACTCCATGAGGGTAAGGCATAGAATACCTAATGAGTCAAATTTAAACACGGAAAATGCATTTCGTAGATGGTATGACAGGAACGGACGGGCTGATGTTTTGGCGGCTGCGCACAAACATGACCCACTTGTAAAGGATATGTACAGGCAAGGGCATAAGGTCACTTATGTTCGGGCAGGTACTTATAAAAAATATGATGAGTTCGGTCAAAAATTGGCTGGTTATGTGGGAACAAGAGCATGTCCTGTCGTTATTTTATTCCCGAATGAACATCGGGTGGTGTCATTTGAAGAACTCCAGGACGCGATTATTTTTCTGCGGGGGGTGCGGGTATGATCATTGGATTATATTCTTCAGCGCCAAGAATGGGGAAAACTACACTGGCAAATTATCTATCTAAAAACCATGGATTTTTAAAACTGTCTTTCGCTTCAGCGCTCAAAGCCATGATGCAGACTTTTCTTTCTGAGTGTGGTTATCCACGAAAAGAAATAAAAGAGATTATGGTCAAACACAAAGATGAACCTTTCGCCATGTTTGATAATCAACCCTTCAGGAAAGGACTTCAAACTCTGGGTACTGAATGGGGAAGATCCTTATCTCTTGATTTGTGGGTGCATGTCATGAAGAATAAGCTGAAGATCTTTGAGGATCGAAATATTGTTATAGATGATATGCGCTTCCCGAATGAGTTTAACTTGCTCAGGGATAAAGGCGCATTGTTGGTGAAGGTAGAAAGACCTGGTGTTTATTACAACAAAATTCATAGCTCAGAAGGTGCGCTTGATGATTTTCCCTTCCATCTTATATATGTTAATTCACTCTCCAAGGTTAAATCAGGTCGAAAATTTTGGGAGGAAGTGAGGAAATGTGGAAACTATATTTAAGGCTGGCCTGGTGGTATATGCCTAAGCCCATCAGGGTAGTGCTGTTTTTGCCAGTTATTTTTATGGCAATAATCTGCTGTGGGATTGCAAAGTTGGCGGAGATGATTGCTTATCTTCCACAGACTTTTAAAGAACTTGTGCTGGACAACAAAAGACGGCAAGAGGGAATAGATTACCACAAGATGGTTATTAGATGGCATAAGAAAAATAAAGAGGTGAAGGATAGATGATGTCAATAATAGGTGTAATTGCTTTAGTGGCAATAGGTATTGTCATAGGTGCTGTGGGATTGTTCTATCTCGTTTTATATGGCATAGGCGGTGGTCAGTGATGAAAGACTGGATTAGAGAGAACCCCGTACTGTTCATCATTATGCTTGTCGTTATCGCAGGAACGGTAATGGCTGTGGCAGGTCTGCACGAGGCAGGGCTTGCAAGCCTTACAGGTGCTTTCGGTGTCATGTCTGAGCGGTTGAATACTCGCAAGGAAGAGACAGAGGATGCCAAAGAACAGATAGAAAAAGAACGCAAGAAAACTGATAAAATTCTGGAGGAATTAGAAAATGAGGTGGAGAAAAAAGTCGATATGTCTGGTCCTGACACTGCTTATGCTCTCAATGACGTGCTCGTCAGGATACGCAACAGTAGAAAGTAATAACAATGTAATAACCATGTCAGTCGAGGACGCCAACGATCTTTATCACTATATAGAAGAACTTGAACAGAAAGTGTCAATACTGGAAGAACGGCTTGAAGCAGAACGCCAGTCAACCGACAAATATATCTTATCAATTGAGGAAGAACGTGAGGCATGGGAGGATCTGGAGAAGTCTTTAAACACAGAAGTAAAAAATGCAGAACAGAAAAAGTGGAAATACGGCTTCACAGGTCTGCTCGTCGGTGGATTGATTATAGCGGTTGTTGACTGAGTCCCCGAAAGGGGCGACCGTGTTAACCCTGAGGTTAACATGCTCTAAGGGGGCATTACGGTGTCCCCTCTGTAAAGGCTTCACTCGCTGAGCCAGCCTGGCAGATCAGCGAGCTCAGCCGATAATTTTGAATCAACTTTCAAGATTGTCATGATGATTTTTCAGTCAGTGGTGTAAGTTGAGCTATCTGGAAATTCCGGATAACTGGATAAAAATTATCATGACAATTTTAACCAACACTTCAATATTGTCAGGGTGGTTGTTGGTTAACTCTGCACAATCCCACCGGCTATGAAATTGTGCAAAGTTTATGTGATTATGAGTTGTTGCAAAAAATACAACAACTGGTAAACCCTTGACATGGCTGAATAATCCTATGTGATGGATATATGATTATAGTGGTTGTTTCCAAAATGGAAACACCTGAGTTTTGGATGTAAACCCTTGACAAAAACACTTACAGTTCACAAAAAACTATGTGTTATCCGTTACACCGTAAAGGGTATAATTGTGAGGTAAATGGATTATTTATACCCTTGCGGTGAGAAAAATACTTAGGGTAATTAACCGAAATGACATGCATTTAGGGCAATTACTGGACAGAATGAGTAGTATCGGAACAACTATGATTAACCATATATAATGGTAAAACTATCCGGCAGGGTAATTATTCCACTACCTTGTTTCTCATGGATAATTAGTGTAATATTTATCATTGATTAGAATTTTGACTCCCTAATTTAGGGTATATAAAACCGTATAATAAACCGTATAATGAATATGAGGCAGGCTATGACATTAGAGGCTTTTCGGTATCTGCACCACCCACCAAAACACATATTCACCAAGCTTCACTAAGAGGGGGAACCGTTGAAAATAGCGGTTCCCCCTCTTTTTTTTTATTTTAAAGATAGTCCCTTGTACCCATAGCTATTTAGCATAAAACCGTATAAACTACTGTATAAGAGAAGTATATTTATACAGTATAGGGGGAGAAAACATGTTGACAGATCTGAAATAACCTCTGTAAATATCCTTTCGATTTACCGGACAATTGAAAAATCCGGCCTCTCTGCTCTTGCCAGTTTGATCTTGTTACCCTCAACTCTTTTATTCATTTTTGATCCCTCCCTGATATTTTACCCTGTTTAATAGTTGTATTTACATCTTGCTAACTAAATTATATCACTATGCTGTAGTAAACCAATAGAAAAAACTTTACCAATCGTAAAAAAAATTTGACAAATGGTAAAGCCTTTGTTAAACTTTGACTCGGTTAGGCTGAAACTTGGCAATTGAATAATCGGGTTGGAGCTTGGAACAAAGGGCATGGGCCGAGCTGGATAACTCCAGGATGTTCGTGGCAAGCTTTGACTGATCTTTTTATTGTAAATAAAGTTTTACCAAAATTTTTACATCATGTTTTACAAAGGGGAAAAACTTATGGCAAAAATTACTTTAAATAATGTAAAAATGAAAGGAGCATACCAACTTTTTAAGGCGCATAACATGACCTGGCGCCAATTGGCTGAACAGCTCAACACGTCAAAGCCAACAGTTATACGCTGGCTAAAGACTGGCAAACTTCCAACACACAAAGAACGCCAGTTGGCGGAGTATTTCAAAGTTGAACGATCTTTTTTATACAAGCCACTCCTTGAAGGGAGTGAAGAAATTGAATTTTGAAGCAGCTATCGAACAGAAAATTAAAGAAACGGTTAAAGATGAGGTGGCTAAAGCTTTAGGGTCAGTGATTGAAGCTTTGCCAGAACAGGATACAAGCCGGGGTCACAAGTGGCTAACGGCTAAAGAATTTTGCAAACACTACAACATGTCGCGTTCTACCCTTCAGCGTATGAGACATCAGGACAGAGTAGATGTGATAGACGGCGGGGGTAGGTTTGTGAGGTTTAGGTGGAAGGGGGAGAAAGATGATTAGCAGATTAATTTTTATAATTATTGTAGCCCTTACCCTCATGGCGGCAGGGGCAGCAGTGGCGGGAAAAATTCTTGATAAAAACTCAATTCAAACAGATCCAGTAACTATACATACTCATGTTGTAAAAACAGGAGAAACACTTTGGGATATCGCCAAAAAATACTCCAAACCAAATATCGATCCAAGGCCAGTGGTCTACAACATCAAAATTATCAACAATCTTAAAAGCTCAATTATTGAGCCGGGGCAGGTGCTGAGTGTGCCGGTGTGGGAGGAGTGATGGATAAATACATCAATCAAGTTATACAAGGCGACTGCTTGGATGTTATGAAAGAGTTACCTGATAAGTGCATTGACCTTGTGTTGACTGACCCGCCGTATGGGATAAATATAGGTAGTAACGGGAAAGTGGGGGGGCTAAGCCGTTTGGGAAAAGCTCAGGGGGTACGTTATACCCGAAAGATTATGGAGTTCAAACATGGGATGATGTGCCCCCGTCAAAAGAGATATTTACCGAGATATTTAGAATCAGCAAAAATCAAATAATCTTCGGTGGTAATTACTTTATTGAATATCTAAAGAATGGCCCCTGCTGGTTAGTGTGGGATAAAGACAATTCGGGCAACTTTGCAGACTGTGAACTTGCATGGACATCATTTGACACGGCAGTAAGAAAATTCACATGGCGATGGAATGGCATGTTACAGCAGGATATGAAACACAAAGAGAAACGTTACCATCCTACACAAAAACCTATACCACTTTTTGAACAGATATTAAGAATGTACAGTAAACCCACAGACCTAATCCTTGATCCTTTTCTTGGCTCAGGAACTACCGCAATAGCATGTGAACAGTTAGGACGTAAATGGATAGGCATTGAGAAAGAACCGAAGTATTGTGAAATAGCAAGAGAACGAATTAAGCAAGCTGATAAAACAAGCTTGCTTTTTGTTATGTGAAAACTTAAAGGGAGGGAGTAAATGCTAACAAAAAAAGAATGGGAAATTTATCAGGCTGACATTAATTATTGTTCCGTAAGGGACGCAAAGGAGGAAGAGGAATGAAGATACTCAAATTCACCGGGGAAAACGTAAAGCGCCTTAAATTCGTCGAGATCGAGCCGGACCCTGATTCATTGGCAGTGATTCTCAGGGGTAAAAACGAGCAGGGGAAAAGCTCAGTCCTCGACGCTATATGGTATGCCCTTGGGGGAAAGGCTTCGGTTCAGGGAGTGCCTATCAGGGAAGGTGAAGTTTCCGCATATTCGGAGGTCGATCTTGGAGAATTCACGGTCAAAAGGACTTGGACTGAGAAAAACTCATATCTAACTATCACAGACTCACGGGGTGCGAAGCTATCAAACCCTCAGACGATCCTCGACAAGCTCATGGGAAAACTGTCAGATCCTCATGCACTCGCAAGGATGGACAAGAAGCAGCAGAGGGAGATCTTTATAAACCTGCTCGGCATAGGCGACCAGTTGGAGGATCTCGACAACGAGATTCAAAAGGTTGTTGTCATGAGGCAGGAACTTAACAGGGATATGAAGCGAATCAAGGGAAATTATGAGTCTTTCCCCGACGTAGAAGGGGATCTTCCGGAAGAGCCTTTAAGCGTAGCCGAACTGATGGAAGATCTAAGGAAAGCCGAAGAGCAGCAGAAGGTAATCGACGACGCAGAAAGGACAATTCGACATCAGGCAGATTACAACCGGGCAAGGGAAGAAGAGATCGAGGAACTTAAAGCGAAGCTTCGCGATCTTGAAACAGAGCTGGGCGATCTTGAAACAGATCTGGCCGGAGGCAGGGAAAGATACAACAGACTTTCCCGTGAGTTCAGCTACCTTAGAGACCCGGATATTGACCCTATCCGCCAGCAGATAGCCAGTGCCGACACTATCAATGAACAGATTCGCAAAAGAGAGGCCAAGCGGGACGCTAAAAGGGATCTGGAAGTAACTCAAGAACGATATGAAAATCTCGGTCAAGAAAAGGCCGAACTGGAAAAGAAAAAGCTTTCCATTTTGAGCGATGCAGACATGCCGATTGACGGCCTTGGCATAGACGCCGACGGCATCACTCTTAACGGCCTGCCTATCGAGAACGCCTCGGACGCTCAGAGAACACTCATATTCGCAGCTATCGCAATGGCCATGAACCCGGAGATAAAGATCCTCAAAATATCTGACGGATCACTGCTGGATGATGAACACATGGACAAGCTGATAAAAATGGCCGAAGAGAAGGGCTTTCAACTATGGATTGAAAGCGTTGGGGTAGATGGAGCAGGCGTGATCATTGAAGACGGAGCAGTTAAGGAGACTGTTTGATATGACTACTGTTGCCCTGTTATCCAAAAGCAAAAAACTTGCGGATCTGCAAGACGCAATAGAGTTACAGCTTGTTCATGTAGAACATGCCAGAGGCATACACCGCAAATTTCACGACAACAAGAGCGAGCGGGATTTAAAGAAAAAAATGGAGCAGCTTGTTCATTTAAGAAATATTTATCAAGAGAGAAAAAATTAAAGATATAAGGAGGGACAACATGAAACTTAACACTTGGTGCAAAAAAAATGGCTATTCACCAACAGACGATTTCAATGATTTTATTCATCAGATTAAAAAGCGGATATTGCAGATGGAATTGGAGTTGATAAGCGCCAGTAACAATATTGAAAAACAAATACAGAAAGATCAGCTTGATATGGTCAGGGCATATCTTGAGAAAGCAGCAAATATTTGTATTGAGGTTGGGGAAGGGAATTTTGATACAAGAAATAATAGATAAATATGTTAACAAGGGGGACTCAAACAATGGCAATTAATCTACGTAACACAAATGATGTAACAGCTCATGGGGTAAAAATTCTTGTTTATGGGCAGGCCGGAGCGGGCAAGACATATCTTATACAGAGCCTACCTAATCCAGTGATTCTTTCAGCAGAAGGGGGCTTGCTCTCAATCAGTAATTCAAACCTGCCCTTCATTCAGATAGAGAATATAAAAACACTTCAGGAGGCATATGAATGGGCTAAAGACTCAGAGGAAGCTAAGCAGTTCGAAAGCATAGCGCTTGACTCCATCAGTGAAATTGCAGAGGTTGTTCTGTCAGCAGAAAAAGCACGCGCCAAAGACCCGCGGCAGGCATACGGAGAAATGCAGGATCAAATGACAAAGATCATTAGGTCTTTTAGAGATTTGCCGGGCAAGCATGTTTACTTCAGCGCCAAGGTTGAAAAGGCTCAGGATGAGATGGGGCGCTTGCTTTTTTATCCTTCCATGCCTGGGAATAAGACAGGCCAGCAACTGCCTTACTTCTTTGATGAGGTTCTCGCTCTTCAGGTGGGACACACACAGGAAGGGGAAACACAGCGAGCCTTGCTTACAGAGTCTGATGGACAATGGCTGGCGAAAGACAGGTCAGGACAGTTGAGCGTTTGGGAAGTGCCTGACCTTGGAGTAATTATAAATAAGATAAAGGGGGATACATCGAATGATTGAACTACAGGACTTACCCAAAGCATGGCTTGAGGCTAAGGCAGAGGAACAGGCAGCGACAGAGAAAAGGCGCAACATTGAAGCAGAGATGGAGAAAAGGCTGGCGATCCCTGAGACGTGGGAAGGCTCGCACACAATGGAGGAGCAAGGGCTAAAAATCAACGTCAAGAGAACTCTGCGCCACAAAGTGGACGGCGAAAAGATCAAAACAATTGCGACACAGGCAAACCTCACAGGGTGTCTTGATACTCTTTTTAGATGGAAGGCGGATATTGATAAGAAGAACTGGAAAGCTGCTGACGAGAATATAACAAAAATCTTTTCACCGGCGATCACAACAACACCAGGGAAAATATCTTTTAGCATTGAGGAGGCAACAGAATAATGGCATTTTTAGGACAGGATTTTGTAGTAGAGGAAATTGCAAATGAGGCTGGCGCTTTTGACCCGATCCCGGCAGGGTGGTACAACGCGAGCATTGTAAGCGCGGAGCTTAAAGAAACCAAGGCGGGCAATGGGCAGTATATAAAAATTCGTTTTGACGTTACCGGCCCGTCATATCAGGGAAGGGTAGTCTGGGGACAAATCAATATCAAAAACCCCAATCCCACCGCGGAACAGATAGGCCGTCAACAGTTGGGCGACCTTGCGCGCGCAATCGGCCTTGAGAGAGTGTCTGACTCAGATCAGTTAGTGGGAGGAAATCTACAAATAAAAGTTAAAGTTAAGAAAGATGAAATATACGGAGATGGTAATGACGTGAAGGGATTTAAAGCACTTGATAGCAGCGCACCGCCAACCAAGCAAGCCGCTGCTGCCGGAACAGCCCCCAAATCATCGACACCTCCGTGGGCAAAGTAGATGCAGTTACCCGATCCAAATCATAGCATAGCTAATCTCATTGACCAAGAATATGAAAAACAACCACAGAACAAGAGGCCCCATCTCGGGGCCTCTTTGCTTGGTCATTATTGCGATCGTTGGCTATGGCTTTCTTTTCGGTGGGCAGTTATCGAAAAGTTCCCTGGGCGCATCCTGAGATTGTTTCAACGGGGGCAAGAGGAAGAAGAAAAAATAATCTCATGGCTGCGCTCTATAGGGATACAGATAAACGGACAACAGACAAGGGTAAACTTTGGCGCTCATGTCTCTGGATCACTCGATGGAATTGTTGAAAGTGGTGTGCCAGAAGCGCCAAAAAAACGCCATGTGGTAGAGTTTAAAACTCACTCATTGAAGTCTTTTAACGATCTTACATCAAAGGGCGTAAAGGAAAGTAAACCTCAGCATTGGGCGCAAATGCAGGTATACATGAAAGGAACGGATATTGATCGCGCGCTTTATGTTGCCGTCTGCAAAGATGATGATCGTATCTATACGGAGCGTGTTAAATACGATGAAACAGCGGCTCATAACCTCATCGCCAGAGGGCAGATGATAACTCTTTCAGAAAGGATACTTGAGCCGATATCCTCAGATTCCTCATGGTATCAGTGTAAATACTGCCCGGCTCATGATTTCTGCTTTGGCTCGCATCTTACCCAGGAGATCAACTGCCGGACGTGCGCGCTTTCCACACCAACAAAGGAAGGGCAATGGCTCTGCGCTCGTTATGGCAACGCGGCTATCCCTGTTGAGGAACAGAAAAAAGAGCATTACTGCCACGTTCTCCATCCTGACCTTACGCCTTGGAAACTTTGCGACTCGGACATAGAGAATACTGCCCTTTATGAGATCAACGGGGAGTATGTCTATAATGGCGAGCCTGACGAGCGGGTTATCGGAAGCAGGGAATTGATCGAGGGAACCTGGAAAACTGAAGATGATTCATTTGAACCGCCGTTTTAGGGAGGTGACGCCATGTTGAAAATTGTTTCCTTTTCAGGCGGTAAGGATTCCACAGCGATGCTTCTCATGCTTCTTGAAAAAGGGTGGCCTGTAGATGAGATACGCTTTTTTGACGGCGGGTGGGAATTTCCGCAGATGTACGATCATTTACAAGAAGTTGAGGAATATACAGGCAGAGAAATAACAAGGGTATATCCCAAAAAATCTTTTGAGCATTGGATGTTAAGGCAGAGGGTTATAGCAAGAAAAGGTCCGATGAAAGGGAAAGTACACAGGGTAGGCAACGGTTGGCCATCTCCAATGAGACGGTGGTGTACAAGGCAAAAGGTCGATGCTTTATACCGGGGTAGAAAAGATTGCAACTGGTATGTAGGTATAGCCTCAGATGAAAAGGACAGGGCATTTAAGCAGTCATCAGAATTACTTTCAGGTAAACGAATATATCCCTTAATTGAGTGGGGTATCACAGAGGCTATGGCACTTGAATATTGCTACGGAAAAGGCTTTACGTGGAGTGGTTTGTATAACCATTTCAAAAGGGTTTCTTGCTTCTGTTGTCCATTAAAACCATTGGCGGGATTAAGAAAAGTCCGTAAGTATTATCCTCAGTTATGGCGACAAATGCTTGAATGGGATAAGGCTATTTCCGTTAACAGGGGTTTTAGGGATTATGACACGGTACAAGACTTAGAACAACGGTTTGCTTTTGAAGATATGCAGATAGAAATGTTTGATTCGGAAGAGGTGACGCCATGCCCCTCCGAGACTATCAACAACGAACAATAGAACAACTCTACGCATGGTTTGAGCAAAACAAAGAGGGCAATCCATGCATAGAGATGCCGACAGGCAGTGGCAAATCACACATTATAGCCGAACTTTGCAAAGATGTTATTCAGAACTGGCCCGACCAAAGAGTCTTGATCCTCACACACGTAAAAGAACTGATTGAACAGGACATGGAGAAGATCTTACAGGCATGGCCTGACGCGCCGCTTGGTATCTACTCAGCGGGCATAGGCCAGAAAGTCCTTGGCGAGCCTATAACCATCGCCAGCATTCAATCTATTCGAAAGCGCGGGCAAGAGGTCGGGCATGTTGACCTTGTTATTGTTGATGAAGCACACCTTATCTCACACAAACAAGAAGGGGGATACAGGACCTTCCTGGCTGATCTTAAAGAGATTAATCCAAAGCTCAGAGTTATAGGTCTTACTGCAACTCCATACCGGCTCGGGCATGGATTGATAACCGATCCTCCAGCGCTGTTTCAGGATATTATCAGCCCCACCACGATTGAAGAACTTATTTACAAGGGTTATTTATGCCGGCTTTCTTCCAAGGCTACGGATCTGAAACTCTCCACTGATGGAGTACATAAACGTGGTGGGGAGTTTATCAACTCCGAACTCCAGAAAGCAGTCAACACAAAAAATCAGAATGAGCGGGTAATTAACGAGATCATAGCTTTGGCGGATACGCGCAAGGCGTGGCTGATATTTTGCGCGGGAGTGGATCATGCTTACGCCATGAGGGACTTGCTCAGGTCAAAGGATATAAAGGCCGAGTGTGTGACGGGCAAGACCAACAAGGCAGAACGTGAAGAAATCCTAAGCGCTTTCAAAACTGGCGAAATTAGAGCGGTGACAAATGCAAACGTTCTGACCACGGGTTTTAACTATCCTGATATTGACCTTATCGCTTTTTGCCGACCTACCATGTCGCCAGGTCTCTATTGCCAAATGGCCGGACGTGGTATGAGGCCGAAGTCACACACAGATCATTGTCTTGCCCTTGACTTTGCCGGAGTGGTCGCCACTCACGGGCCAATAACAAATATCCAGACACCTGACAAGGCAGGACAGGGCAACGGAGAAGCGCCGGTCAAGCTCTGTGAACAATGTAATGAGCTTGTGGCGCTGGCTTGCCGGGAGTGTCCGGCCTGTGGTTTCAAATTCCCGCCACCTAAGCCGCCATCATTAAAGCTTCACAACGACGACATCATGGGAACGGAAAGCCAGAAGATCGATATTCGATCCTGGATATGGAGAAAGCACGTCAGCACGGCGGGCAAAGAAATGGTGGCAGTCACTTATTACGGTCAAAATTTAACGGATGCAACAACGGAGTATTTCTGCTTGTTGCATGGGGGATATCCAGCACAAAAGGCAATGCAAAAACTGGCAACTTTAGCAAGAAATGTAGGTGTTTCTATCCACAATCCGTATGACCTTGATGAAGTGATAAACACCATGAACAACGTCTCTGCTCCGGTTGCCATAAAACGCAAGAAGGACGGCAAATTCTATAGAATCACAGCGAGGTATTTTAACGATGAATGATATCCCTTCAGAACATCAGGAACAGAGAACATTTGTACAGTGGTTTAGACGAGCTTACCCGGAAGTGCGAATATTTGCTATCCCAAACGGCGGAGCGAGAAAGCCATCAGTGGCGTGCAAGCTGAAGGCTGAGGGTGTCTCCAGAGGTGTACCGGATCTTTTTATTCCGGCATGGAAGCTCTTTATTGAAATGAAACGTATCAAAGGCGGGCAGCTATCAGACGCGCAAAAGAACTGGATAGCTTATTTAAAGGATATTGGCTATTCAGTGATTATAGGCAAAGGCTTTGAGGGTGCTAAAGGGGAGGTGGAAACTTGGCTGACCTCACAAAAATTCTAAACGGATCATTTGTAGTTCCTACACCTGAAGAGGCACCGCCGGATCTACAACTCAGAAAGGCAATCGACGAGGCCGGCCTTGAGCCTCCAAACGAAATAATCATGGACGGCAAGATCCACCGCTTTAACCCTGATGGAAAGAAGAATAATAAATCAGGCTGGTATATTGTCTACTCTGACAAGATACCCGCGGGCGCTTTCGGCGACTGGAAAACCGGCCTTAATCAAAGATGGTGTGTTGATATAGGCCGGCCTTTATCTTTTGATGAGCGTGTTGCACGTGATAAGCGATATGAAGAGGCAAAGCGCGAGCGCGAACGAGAACGCAAAAAGCTGGCTGAATCAGTTCAGGAAACGGTTAACGAGATATGGGGAAATTGTGCGCCGGCCAGTGCGGAACACCCATATCTGAAAGCCAAAGGTATTCAGCCTCACGGCGCGCGAGTGTCAGGTGACGGGCGCCTGGTGCTGCCTCTTTATAACGAGAAAGGCGAACTTGTGACACTTCAGTATATTGCGCCGGACGGGCAAAAACTATATCACACAGGCGGGCCAACAAGTGGCAAGTTCTGGACACTTGGTGAAGCAAGCAAAACTATTTATTTAGCAGAAGGTTACGCCACCGCCGCATCTATCCATGAGGCAACGGGTCAGGCTGTCGTCATAGCCTACAATGCCAGCAACCTCATAAACGTGGCTGGCTTGTTGCGCGAGAAATACGGACAGACTCAGGATGTGGTTATTGTCGGTGATAATGACGAGTCAGGCACGGGCCAGGAAGCGGCAACTAAAGCCGGCTCAAAGTACGGCATGAAGGTTATCATACCGCCAATTGAGGGCGACGCAAATGACTACGTTCAGGATGGACATGATCTGCTCCAGCTACTTCAGCCTAAGTTAGATGATGAATGGCTTGTGCCGGCTGACTCGTTTTGTGAAAAGCCGGCTCCTCTGCGCTGGCTCGTGAAAACATGGGTACAGGAGAACGCGCTGATCATGGTACACGGTCCGAGCGGAGGAGGGAAAACTTTTGTGGTTTTGAGTTGGTGCCTCCATATCGCCTCTACGATGTCCGAATGGTGCGACCTTAAAGTTAAGAACAGTCCTGTTGTCTACCTCGCAGGTGAAGGACACCACGGATTAAAAGCTCGTGTCGCCGCCTGGAAACATTACTACAAAAAGAGATCGTTATCCATGTGGTTATCCCGTGACGGATGTGACCTCAATACGCCAACAGGTTACTCACATGTAATAGATCATATCCGGGCGCTGCCTAAAAAGCCGGCGCTTATTGTGGTGGACACTCTGCACAGGTTTTTGGCTGGCGACGAGAACAGCGCTCAGGACGCTAAAACCATGCTGGACGCTTGCGCAGGTCTTATGCGCGAGTTTGATTGCTCGGTTATTTTAGTCCATCACACAGGAGTAAGCGAAGAAGCACAACACCGAGCCAGAGGATCCTCTGCATGGCGGGGCGCGCTCGACATAGAGGTTAGTGTCGTGCCTGGTGAAACAATGCAGCTTGTTCAGCGTAAGTCAAAAGATGCCGAACTTGCAGAATCCCTCTGGGTAAATCTTCAAAGTGTCGCCATTCCCGGCTGGCTCGATGAAGACGGCGAGCAAGTGACAAGCGCTGTTTTAGTGCCGGCTGTCCCACCAGCAAAAACAAAAAAGGACTCAAAATTAGCGGAATTCCAAAAGTTGTTTGAAAGGGCATGGTTTGATTCCGGGGCGCAAGTTGAGGACGGACAACCCTATATCTCGCGCCAGAAGCTTCTTGATTTTCTTATCCAGCAAGGCAACACAGAGGCAGTCTCCAAAAATATGCTTAAACCATCGCATACAAATAGATTGATTGGTTACCTTATAAATGGAGAAATTCTCGCGCCATTTGACAAGGAAAATGAGACAGGATGGACCGTAATAAACCAGGATATGGCTGGTGCTATGCTTACAATGAAATAGGGCAAAAGTAAACGGATTGTAAGCAAAAGAGGGGACAACGAGAAATTTTTCACTTTTGGTACGTTGTCCCCTCTCGCGCGATTTGGGGACAAGGGCCGGGACAAACTTGTCCCCTCGGTAAAATTCAGTCATAGCAAGGGTTTGGCTTATGAGGGGACAACTTTAGGGACATAAAGTGGGGGCAAGGCGAAGAGGAGGGGACACAGGGGACACCCCCCCTATAAGGGGGTGTCCTTGTCCCCTCTCGATGCAGGAAAGTCCATTGTAAACATTTTATCTAAATTCAAGGAGGTAAAAATGTATAAAAAAATCTATCTGGCGACACCATATTCTGGGAATGAAATTTTATCTTTCGACCAGGTTACGAAAGTAGCAGGTCGATTAATGGAGATCGGTTATATTGTTTTTTCTCCTGTAACCCACGGGCACACCCTGGCGACAACTCCAGGAATCAAATTACCTCTTTCTCATGAATTCTGGCTCGCTCAGTGCGAGCCTTTTATCAGCGATTGGGCGGAAGAAGTATTTGTTTTAAAACTACCGGGTTGGGAAAAATCAATTGGTGTGGAGTGGGAGACAAACTTGGCTAAGAAGTTGGGTATCCCTGTTAGTTATCTTGAGTTTAGTGAGGGGGCATTGAAAAAATGCAGCTTGTCTACCAGTTAACCGCTGTGATTGAGATCCTTATAAGGGGATATCCAATGGCGTTAAAAGTTCTGACGGGTGAAGCAGAGCCGCCTGGGGTTTTGGAAATCGCCGAAATGCTCGGAGCGTTTGGTCAAGAAAAATGGATAGAAAAACTTGGAGTCCGAATTGATGATTGTAATATTTCATGCGAACAAGAAAGAACTTATGTTCTTGCAGAATCCTTCCTGGCGATCATTGAAAAAGCTGGCGGATGGGATCATGTTATTTCTACTATTCAGGATTACATCAAACACAATAAAACATATTGGGATATTTTCCGAGATTATTTAGTTTGGGTAAATAAAATTCCTTGCACAAAAAAGAGATTTATCTACCAGGAAAATATTCTAACGCGAAAATATGGGTATACTTTCCGGCATTTAAGAAATATTCGAAAACAAGTACCCGAAGATATGGCGCGTGTAATCGTATGTTTTGATACAAGGAAATTTAAAATTAATAGTTTTGAAAAGGAGGTAAATAGCAATGAGTTCTGATTTTTATGAGAAATATTTACAGGATGAGATAAGGCATCAGAATTATGTGATCAAATTTTTAGAGGCAAAAATACACAGGTTGGAGGATGAAAATAACAAGCTTAATGATTCTCTGGAGGCTGTCATGGTTAGGGATGAGGCGATATCTCTTAATCAAACTAAAGCAAATTACTTAAAGGAAATGCGTGTTTGGATAATTGAGCCTCTTGAAAAATACAAACAAGCTCTGGAAATAATAGTTTCTACTCCACTGGAATATAAAGATCTTAAAAAAATAGCGAGGCAGGCATTGGAGGGTAGGAAATGAGAACAGTAACATCGCCTGATTATAAAATTTATCCATGGACAAAGGAAGAAGACGAGCTAATTACAAAACTAAAAAAGGAAGGGAAAAATACCAAAGAAATTGCAACAAAGGTTAAAAATCATTCCTACAATGGAGTTCGGGAGAGATTAAGAAAACTTGGCTTATCGGGACCGGCAAGATTATCATGGACAGAGGATGAAATACAACAGCTTCATGTTTTGAGATTGAGTGGTGCTTCCTGGACAAAAATAGCACAAAAATTAGGACGTTCTCCAGGAACTTGCCAAAATAAGTACAGCGACATTTGGGGGGAGAAAAAAAAGAAAGAAGAATTAGTGCCACAAAATATATATAAAAATTTTAAAAAAGGAGAGATTTTTAAAACAGAAGAGGGGAGAAGACTTAAATTTTTAAGAACAATAGAGACAAAGAACAGGATGCATGTGTTTCAGCACCCGGCGGGGTGGATTGAGACATTTACAGATGCACAGTTGATTTAGGGAATAAGGTTGAGACAACACACATGTGTGTAGCGGTGTGTGTAGGAAGGAGGACCCGGAATGACTAAAGATGAATTAATAGTTGCACTTACCGAAAAGAAGTTTTACGGAACAATAGACAGGCTCGAACAGGGGAAGATAACATTTGATCAAGCAGAGAGGGAGCTTAACGGGACAATGAAACCAAATGTAAAAATACTTGATTTTGATGAACCTCTTATTTTTGGGAAAACATGGGAAGAAATACAGGCAATGCAAAGGGGGGATGAACAATGATAACAATAACTCTGCACAACGAGGAAACAGGGGCGTATATCTACGGAACGTTTGATTTTACTTTCGATGGGAACAATCTTGAATATTTTCTTAAGGGCATGGGCAAGAACATAACAATAGGAAATACGTTCTCACTGACTGGCAGTGTAACTGTAACTGGTGCTGACAGTGGCAACAGGAAGGAGGAGCAGTGATGAACTATAAGGAGATAAAACAATGGGCATTAGATAACACAGATTATCTATTTGGAGATGAGACAGAAATCAAGTTTGAAAAAGTTAAGTGGGTTAAGTGTAGAAAAATACACGAGTGCGTATGTTGCATGCGCGAGATAGAAGTAGGGGAAGAAGCGCTGTTAGACACATGGGTCGAAGAAGGAAGTCAAACTATAGATAGACGATACACATGTAGCGCTTGCATTAAAAAGGCTATGGAAGAATGTTTACCTTAATAAAAAGGAGGAAGCAGTGATGGCAAACGAAGAACTGCGTATAAAGGTTGCTGAAGCAAGAGGGTGGGATGTTTACGATAGAGAAGAATATCCTGAATATTATCCATTTGGGAAAAAGAGTGATCTTTATGGATGTTTTAACGATCAGAAAGGAGAAGTCCCTAAATACGATACCAGCATAGATGCCTGTATGGAGTTAGTAAGCGAGATGGCGGAATCTACAACTGATCCATATATTGAAATGTCGCTTAAGCCAAT